CCTTTAGCCTTTAGTATTTATGGTCAAGGACAAATCTATTTAGGACCAGTACCCGATCAAATCTATCAAATTGAGATTGATTGCGTAGTCTTGCCTAATCCATTGTCCTTAAACACGCCAACGGTAACGGATGTCATTAACGATCCGTACAGCACAATGGTCAAGTTTTACGCTGCTTATTTAGCTAAGTATTACGAGCAAAGTTACGGGGAAGCCGAAATTTACAAGCAGGAATACAGCAAGCAAGGCGCAAGTGTCATTAACAGCACCTTTACTCGTAGGATTCCTAGCGTTTACAGTAGTCCGTACTAAAGATGGCTGCTGCCGAACAGAAAAAATCGTATCAGGTCATTAAGCAATTTAAAGGGCTTAATACCAAGGCGAACCGTACTGCAATCACAGAAGATGAGTTTTCTTGGATTGAGAACGCACAGCCTATCGGTTTTGGTAACATTAAAATTACCCCAAACAGTTCGGCAGTCACTAACGCTTCAAATGTAGCCGTTACCTTTTCAAATGATGTTGTTTATCTGACATCGTGCAATATTGATGTTACAGACTATGTAGTAGCCTTTTTGACCGATGGTAGCGCTGAATATTACAACATTGCCACTAAAGTTAAGGGTACGGTAGCTACTGCGGGTACTTTTTCTAGCTCCGTTGTTTCTAATCAATATCCAATCAATACCACCCAGTGGTACAACGATAGGATGCTCATTCTTGATCCAGCCAAAGGATATTTTTCTTGGGATGGCAACAATGTAGTCACTATTGGCTCAGTAGGATCAATTGGCATTACGAATCGAGGATCAGCATATACCACTGCTCCTACCGTTGTTATCTCTGGATATGACCAGACAGGCGGTACTCAAGCCAATGCTACATCCAGTTTAGCTAGTGGTGGCAATACAGTTAGCTTTGTTTCTTTATCAAATGGCGGTTCTGGCTATACCAATGGAGCTAATTTAACCGTCACCTTTAGCGGTGGTGGTGGATCTGGCGCTTCTGCGGTAGCGGGAATTACTACTTTTGCTACGGGTACGGTCTATGTCAATGTCATTTCAGGTGGATCAGGCTATAGCAACGCAGCCAATATTGGGGTAACTATCTCAGGTGGCGGTGGTACAGGAGCTGCGGGAACACCGATTATTTCAGGAAACACCGTTACTTCGGTCATTATGACCAATAACGGTACGGGCTATACCAACTCTGCCAACATTACAGCAACCATTACAGGTGGTGGTGGATCGGGAGCTGTTTTAAAAGCCAACATTAACACTCAGCAAAATGTAGGAATAGCGAGTTTCTCAGGGCGAGTTTGGATTGCCCAAGGGCGAACTATCTACTATAGCGCTGCGGGATCTTATACGGACTTTACAAGCGTTTCTGCGGGATCTGTAACACTAACGGACAGTACATTACATGGCAACATACAGCAGCTTCTTTCTGCTAACAACTTTTTGTATATTTTTGGGGATGATTCCATCAATGTCTTTTCGGATGTTAGGGTTACTACTAGCGGTTCTACTTTATTTACTAATACCAATGTGAGCGCATCGGTAGGGACTAAGTTAGCGTATGCTATTTTTCCCTACTTCAGATCTGTGTTGTTTATGAATAACTACGGTATTTATGCCTTAGTGGGTTCAACAACTAGCAAAATATCCGATTCGCTTGACGGAATGTTTCCGAATATTGACTTTGCCACCGAAGAAGTTACTGCTGGTCAGGTGCTTTTAAACAACATTTTGTGCGCTGCGTTTAATTTTAGATACTACGATGCCATATTTACTCAAAGCTATCGGTACATCCAAGTAGTCTTTTTTGAGAAAAAATGGTTTATTACAAGCCAAGGTAACGATCTTCAGTACACCACTTCTGTACCCGTAAGTGGGATTATTACGATGTACGGCACAAGAGGTCGTGACTTGTACAAGCTATATAGCGATTCTGGATCGGCAATTACTAGCCGTATTCAGACTGCTTTGTTGCCAATGGGTGATCCAATTCGCACTAAACAAGCACTTAAATTTGCGGTTGAAGCTACCACCACTTCAGGCGTAGAAATAAATGTCACAGTAGATTCTGAATCGGGCGCTAGTCCTGTTTACACGCTTGGAAATTACATTACTTGGTATAACACATCTAACACTACCATCCCTTGGATTAACAACAGTTCTACTGTAATATCTTGGGTAGGTGGTACAGGGTATGAACTGTACAAGTCAGATGCGCAACAATGGGGTAAATATTTAGGGTTGACACAAACTTCAAACTCAGCAGGTTTTGTGGTCAATACATTTGAATTTGAACATGAATTGAGAGTGAGGTTCTAAATGGCTGGAGTTCCGTTTATCTTTGGTAATGCTACAACGAGCATACCGTTATCCAACTTAGATGCCAATTTTAATACTGGCTTAACTATTGGAAATACCACCGTTGGTCTGGGAAATACTGTTACCACGCTTGGTAATGTGACATTAAATAACGCTACTGTTTCTAGCACTGCAACTGCTTTACCTTATGCTTCTTTGCCTACTGGTAGTGTGTTGCAAGTGGTTAATGCTACTTATAGTTCAACAGTTACAAATGCAACTCAAACATTAATAGATACAGGCTTAACAGCAACTATTACGCCTAAATTTGCAACTAGCAAAATCTTAATTATTGTTAATCAAAATGGTGTAACTGCTGATGCAAATGGTGTTGGTGTAACTTTAAGTATTCTTAGAAATGCAAGTTTGCTAGAAATATTTTTTAATTATGCGGCTTATAGCGCTCTTTCAACAGATACAAGCGTTTCTAAATCCTATTTAGACACTCCAGCAACAACTTCTGCTACTACTTATAAAACTCAATTTCAAAAAACAACAAGCGTTTTAGGAAGTGCTTATGTACAAGGCGATTCTTGCAAATCAAGCATTATTTTAATGGAAATTGCGGCATGATAAATAACGACCAAATTCAAGCAATATACAAACTTTATCCTAATGTAGTCCGCACAGTAGGCGATATTGCTTACGATGCAGAAGGTAATGAAGTAGCTTATGACCTACAAGCGGTAACTGCACAAGCACAAGCTGATGCACAAGCAGTCATTGATACAAAGGCTTCTGCACTAGCTAAACTAGCTGCGCTTGGTTTAACCCAAGATGAAATTAAAGCATTGGTAGGATTGTAATTATGGGAATCAACGCTTTTTGCAAAACTGGCAACACCGTTACTTTTACGGCTGGCGTTACTGCGCCCACACCTGTACAAGTGTCATCTACTACTTTAGGTGGCAATCAATATCGAATTATTAACGCTGGTACTAGCTTAGTATTTTTAGGTTATGGCAATGATGCTGCAACTGCTAATACTGCTTCAGCCAATGTAACCAGTACGGGATTAGCTTTCCCATTGTTAGCGGGTACAGATGAGATTCTGACCTTTGCTCCCAATGCTTACTTTACTGGCACAAGTACGGCTAATGCCGTTGTGTACATTACCCCTGGAGACGGTTTGTAGATCATGTTAAAGACCGTAAACATAGGTGGTAGTACTACTAACGGTACAGTTACTCAAGTTCAAGGTAACGGTACGGTCAATGGCATCACTTTAACAGGCAATGTCACCACTACTGGAAACCTCACTTTAGGCGGTACGCTAGGTTCTATTGCCAATAATCAATTGGTTAATAGCAATGTGACTATTAACGGATCAGTTGTTAATTTAGGTCAAGCAACAACTGTAACGGCTAACACTACAGCTATTCTTACTTTAGGAACGGGTCTAACTGGAACTAGCTTTAACGGATCTACCAATGTTACGGCTAATATTGCCAATACGACTGTTACGGCTGGCACTTATGGAAACGCATCAACTGTTTCTCAAGTAATTATCAATGCTCAAGGTCAAGTAACCAATGCAGTTAATGTAGCAATTGCCATTGCTAATACAGCTATTACGGGTGGCAACATTACCCTTGGTAACACTACCGTTGGTTTAGGCAATACATCTACAAGCCTTGGAAACCTTACTTTAGCTAATGTAACTATTCCTAGCGGTACGATCAATGTCACTATTGTTAATCACACTTCAAACATAGCTGCAAACGCTACATTTAGCTCTGCAACCATGATGCTAATTCCCGCTAACTATTTAATCATTAACTTAAATGGTGTTAATGTCAAAATCCCTTACTACTCGGTCTAACTAATGGACAGTCAATTCTTGTTTAATATTGTTGCTACCCTAGTGGGAACGCTAGTAGGATGGGTTCTCAAGGTCTTATGGGATGCTGTGCGAGATCTTCGTGATGATGTCAAGGAGATTGAAAAAGGCTATGTAATGAAGGATGATTACCGTATTGATATTGCGGAGATCAAGGGAATGTTAGCTAGAATCTTTGATAAGCTCGATACAAAGGCTGACAAATCTTGAATCTAAGATCTAGCCGAAACCCAACTTATGTTGCTTGGCGATGCTTGGTAGGTCGTTGCACAAACCCGTCTTTTGATAATTACAAACGATATGGCGGTGTTGGGATTACTTTAAATCCAGAATGGTTAGACTTTGAAAAGTTTGTTTTGGACATGGGAAACAGACCCGAAGGCAAAACACTTGATC